GGTTGGCTCTACGTATGATTCGCCACGTTCTTGTGCAAATCGCTCCATGAACTCGCCACGGATGTCACTGGTATCTTCGCTCATTACTCACCTCTCTGTGATGCGATGATCTGTTGTGCTGTTACGACGGCACGGTTCAGGTTACCAATCACTTTGGCTAACGCATTCCCTTCTCGACGTAACTCCTCCAGACTCCGGGTATGGCCCGGCTCGGTCTCGAAGAACCGCTTCTGGAGGTCCTCAAGGACAGCCCCGTAGGCCATCCCAAAGACTGGGTTTTGTAGGATGTTCTGTGCTTCCTGTCCCACTCTGATTACTTCTTCGTAACTATAATTGTCGTCTGACATCTCTCACTCTCTTAGTTGAGGCCCCGGAGGGCCGGGTTTATACTTCTACTTTCTTCTTGCAAATGGCGGCAATGCGCTTGACGCCGGTAGGCTCTGAGTTGACCATACGCATGGCTGCATGCTCACAGCTACGCTCCTGACTGAATGTCAGGCTTTTCATCACTGAGAACTGCCCCGTGTCTAGCACGAGAAACAGCCATAACGTATAGGTCACCATATTACATACCTTTCTTGGATTTGATGTCCAACTCACGGTCACCCTGACGTGTCTCTACAGCGAGTTCGCGGTCAGCGCGGACGTTGTCTTCCATCTTGTCCATCATTGAGTTATTGATTGCAGCCCATCCCTGAGCCACCTGCTGCTCCAGCACCCAGTTCTGCACACTTTCCAGCTGGCCTTGTAGCTGCTGGATCATCTGCTGAGCTTCTTGCATCTGAGCGTTCTGTATCTGTACGCGCTCATCGGCAGGACTCATCATGTACATAGATGCGTCTTTGATGCCTAGCGAGTCAAATACTTCGTCCAGAAGGGCGTGCCGCTGCTCAGGACCGTATAGCTGGCCTACTACCTCGTCCATAGCGAGGAGCTGGTGCATAGTCATGAGCTTCTGAGCGTGTGCCTCAGCTTCTTCAGGCGTAAGGGCTACAGCTACCTGTAGGCTATCCTTATTGCCTTGCCACATGGACGGTACCACAGGAATCTGCATACCGGCCTTCTCAGTGACATCCTGAGACGGGTCATACTTCTTAGCACACTCCACGATGTACTTGAACAGCGGTACAAGGAAGGTCTGAGCGAAGGACCGTGCATCAGCAGCCGGACGGCTACCTGCAGCGTTGGTGAGGCGCTCGACCATGTCTGCCGCGTTCTGATTGCTCAGTACGTCGGTGTTCATGCCCTTGGTTAGTGCTGACAAGCCGCTACGGGCTTCGGTATCGTACTTCATCATCTCGAGGACGTTAAACGTCAGGGGAGATAGCTCAGGGGTCGCAAGTGGTGCAACGCTGCCCATAGCCTCTGTAAAGATGACACCGCCAGTGCTGTTGTCAATCAAGTCACGCGGATTGAGGAGGTTATCGTACACAGCCTCAAAGCGTGAGTTATTACGGATGTTCTGGTTGTCGATGATAGCCCGCTTGAGGTTACTGTTAACCTTCTGGCTATGCGATACGACGTCCGCTCCGCACATGCCGTTGGCAGTGTGGGAGATACGCAGCTCCGACCACTCGAAGAAAGGCATCTTCTCTACTTCTTTGATGGCAGGTGTGCCGTCAGCGTAGGATAGAACCTGGCCTTCTAACCAGTGGATTTCATATAACTTCATCTCTGGAGCGAATTCACCGTACTCAGCGCCGACCTCGGATAAGTCTATCCAAGTCCACGTCTTGTACAGGCTCAGCAGCTCTTGATCGTCTGCCCTGCCGTTGGTGCTGTGCTTGGACACATAGGAACCATCGTGTGAGGTTCGGCTATGGTGTACCTCGCTGTTGCGCTCCATGCTTAGCGCCCTGCTGCCTGAGAGCAGCTCTGGGTCGTAGCCTTTCTTAATCAGGGTTCCCCGTGGTACGTCTTCTCTGTAGGTGGCCCACATTGCTTCATCTAGGTCATCGGCCACAGGATCGCGGAAGTATTCTTCCGGCGCGCATACCGTGAAGTCGAAGTCACCAGCAGCTCGTATGACCGTCACCGGCCCGGAGAGGGTAACTACTTCGCGGGGAATTCCGTCTTCACCAACCGTAGGCAGCAGAGTTATGGCTGCTCGGCTGGTGTCAATGTCGACAATGTTCTGTTCACCTGCAAACTGGGCGTAGAGCATCTCCTGCGTAATCGGCTGGGGTATCTCTATTACTTCCTCTTCCGTGTCCGGCACCCACTCACAGAGCAGTACACCACGCTTGGATAGGAAAGCATCGTGCCACAGGTCGTGAAACAGCTTCTCCTTGTTGTTACGGTTAAGGACGGTGTTGACATAGGCTGTCTTAGAAACCGCCTCCTGCGCCCCTACAGAGCCTGTGGGGAGGAACTTAACCGCATCCCGGTTGGACAGGAAGGTTTGACTGAAAAGAGCCTTCTTAGACTCAACATAATCATGTACGTCGGGCGACACGTAATGTGATCGACCCTTCTGCTCGTTGCCCATAGGCTGGAGCGAGTAATACTCTAGGTTACGCTGAATCTGGTTATTAGCACCTGTGAGGGCGCTATCAGACTCAGTAACCTGACTTTCTAGTATCTTGACAAGTTTCATCTAGGGTTCCTTTCGTGCTTCGCGGTTGCCGCTCGCTGGCTCACTCGAAGACTTTAGGGTTGGGTTTAAACTCAGAGAAGTCTAGCTCTCTGGTTCCTTTGAAGCCCTGAGCGTACTGTCGGAAAGCGTCAGCTCCGTTAGAGGCCCAGTTGTGTAGTGGCTGCAAAGAGCGTGTGTTAGTCTCTTCGTTCCACTTGTATTGGTAGTTGGCGAGGGCATCAAGACCACGCTCACACCGCTTTTCGTCAAACCAGCAGCTTGAGAACGCTTCTCGAGTCTTCTGGATGCCTTCCTCGATGCGCGGGATGCGCTTGACCACTTTAATTGGACGGATACCCCCGGAAACCAAGATGTCCTTTCTGGACCCTCGGTTGGAGGACAGCTCGTCCACAACAACGTCATGAGGCAGATAGTGGTTACCATAGTTGTACCCCTTATCCTTCAGGACGCGGATATAATGGTCCAGCGGAGCGCCTGTAGCCTCGTAGTAGTCCACGAAGCGGTGCTCGTGCCCGAAAGCCTGCATAAACCAAATAGCCGTACTGTCATTTCGACCCAAGTCCCAGAAGGTATGTACCTCGAGGGCCTCAGAGATCGGTATTGACGTAATCCGACCATCCTTGCGTGCTTTTCGGAGCTGTCTGTCGTAAATAGCCCCGTCAGCGTATGATTTCAGCTCACCTTCCCAAACGTGCTTGTACAATTCGTAGTCTACACGCTTCTGGTGCTCCATCTCCCGCATTAGTTCGTCTGGGAACCACGGGTTATCGCGCCATGAGACCTTGCGTACCACGGCGTCCGGTGGGGTATTGATGACAAACCGCTGATATACCGCGTCATCCTTGAGTTCTGGGTTAAATGACGCCCAAACCTCACTGCCTTTCTTACGAATGGTGGGGATTAGCTTCTGCCACGAGACGTCAGAGACCGTATTGGCCTCCTCGACCCAGCAGATGTCTACTCCGTCCACCGATTTGATGCTGTCAATGTTGTTCCAAAGACCCATAAAGAAGAATCGGGTCCCGTTTGCGTGCCGGATGTCCTGATTTGTGACTGTCCAGCCATCATAACCGTGCTCATTAATCAAATTCACCATGAGAGCGTGCACCGACTCCTTAATGGAGTTCTGCTTCTCACGGGTACACAGTATCCTGAGCGGCTTAGCCATCCCCTGCGCGAGCAAGGCGTCGGCTATAGCGCGGGACTTAGCGCCCCCTCGACCACCCCAATACACCTTGAAGCGGTGTGGGCGGTAAAGCTCTTGGGATGCTATCGGTGTCTTAATATCGATCTGGCGTATCTCTTCCGGATCGCCGGTTTTTTGCTCTTGGACCTCACAGTCGGCTACTTGGCCCTCTTGGACCTCACAGTCAGCTTCGGAGTCCTCAAAAATCCCTCCAAAAAAATCCTTCATGGCCTTGCTCCCTCGCTTGCCTGACAGGTTGAACATATATGTGAAGAGGCACCCCCGGTACCCCCTTGGAAACTTTCGAGCTACTGTGGGGCCTATATGATAATAATATAATAAAGGCTATACCGCTGCACAAAAGGCCCCGGCCTCGAGAGGCGAAGGGGTGGGCCTCGATGTGTCGCGTGAGGCTACATGTGCATCCATACAGGTCGCCTGAGGCTACATGTGTATCCATACAGTGGCGCGAGTTGGCACGATTGTTGCTAGGCGGCCAGCTCCGCAGCCCCGCTCCGCAGCACTGCTCGAGAGTTGGCACGGATGTTGCTATAGCAAGAAGCATGCCAGCTCTGGAGCCAGCACAAAAGTACCCTGAGTTGGCACGATAGTTGCTAGTCAGCTGCATTCATGTGCTGAATGGTAATAGTTGGCACATTGATGCGCTGAATCCTGTTGCCCGCCTGTAGATATTGACTTTCTGGCTGCGGCGCGGCCGCTCTGGAGTGCCTCTGAGAGCCTCTGAATGGCCTTCTGAGGACGATTAAGCGTCAGCCTCTGGGTCATAGTCTGGATCAAATGGCGCATGCTCTGGAGGCTCCACGAAGCCTACGTTAAGGATCGTTGTGCCGCTGCTGCTACCTGCTGACATCTGAGCCACCTTGTCAGCGTGCTCTTGTGCCCTCTGGAGGATCGCAAGGAAGCCGAGAGGGTTCTGTTGGTGAGCCTCAGCAATCAGCCTGCTCATGTGGTCCGGATCATCTGTCACCTTCTGGAGGTTCTCGAGTAGAGCTGCTCCACTGAAGCGACCCTTAGCGCCCTTGGGTCGACCCTCAGGGTTGCCGCTGAATCCCTTCTGGAATCGACCGGTCTTCTTGTCTCTCGGAGCTGGGATGATCTGTCCGCTCTCCTTGTCTCTTAGTGCGTCGGTCATGCTCTCTCCTCACTGACTCACGACATGTGGTGTTGCCTTTGCATATCGACAGCAGCTCCTCGGTCGTAGCGCCTAGCTCTAAAGCCAGCTCGACCAACGCTGGGATGCGTGCTCTTAGACTCTGTTGTTCAGAGGGCACCGTGCTGCCGTTTGTAATGTGGGGAGCTATAAGCAGCGTTGCTGTCATTAACGCCAGATGAATACTTTTCATTAACAGTAGCCTTTAGCAATGCTGGTAGTGAACTCCCGTTGTAACTCTATAGGTCTCTATATATACGCAGGAATGTACAAAAGGACACTTTGTGACGCTGCAGCCGCTGTTTTGATGCGGTTGAAGTGAAATAAATTCGAGGTTAAGTGCTTGAAATCCTTACAGTTTGCAAAAAAGTTGAAAAAAGTGAGGAAAGGGGGTTGCGCGGGGTATCAGAATTTGATTTAATGCGTTTCATGGGATGACGACATGGCCTAGCGCCTGAGTCAGAAGCGGTTCCCTAGCTCATACAGCGGAGCGAGCGGCGTTGGAGTCCTACGGGGCGCGTCGGAGGAGCTTGAGTCACGGCCCCCGCTGAGCGACAGAACGGCCCTGTTTATGGTCGTGCAACCGGATCACAGTGACGGTGTGACGAGAGGCAGAAAAGCCCGCTAGCGCATCGGAGCCAAGGAGAGAATGGTTGCACATTGTCCGCGTCTGAATCCGACGCGCTGATGATGACCTACGGAGGGTCGAAACAATGAGAAAGATCGAATCCCAGATGCTCAACGCAATCGCTTCGCTGAAAGACTTCAGCAGCGCCAATACAACAGTGACTCACGGACAGGTCGAGGAGAACGTCGACGGTCCCGGTTTTACCTACGCCGACGTTATGCTTCACGGTCATAACATCGCGACGGTGTACCACCCCAGCACGTCGGAGGAGTATGTGACGGTCAACCTCAAGACTCTTCGATGGTGGCCAACAGTAACCACTAAATCACGGCTGCGTGCTCTCGGAGTCAACGTCGCCACCCGCAAGGGCATCACTTACGTCAACAACGTCGCAATCTAAGGAGAGGCACAATGGACATCAAAATCAAATCTGAAGAGTTCAACTTTTTCGGCTTCGGCCACGTCAAGGATAGCAAGCTGGTCAGCTTCTTCGACTCTGACAACGACATCAGCTTCCCTGCTGACATGGTCCACCCCTACAGCGCCGGTCTCATGGTCGGCAAGGGGGTTGAGCGCTTCGGCGCTGAGGGTTCCCACATGATCCCAGCCGAGTGGGTTGTGATCGAGCTGCCTGTCGAGGGCCACGTGCACTACGACAGCGACTATGGCGAGTGGGAGGTCGACAACGTCAAGATCAACGGACAGCCGGGCGACTACTTCGGCGAGGGTAACCTCGACGCAGCCGTCGATGCTCTGTGTGAGAAATACAAGGAGTTGATGGCATGAGATATCAGATGGATTCTTACAGCAGCAAGCGGCTCGAGTCGCTGATTCGCAACGCTGAGGAGCGGGGACGCGAGGACGTCGCAGCTGAGGCGCGGGAGTACCTCCCCGCTGCTCTTCAGCGAGAGTTCGAGGCGCGCATGTTGAGCAGCCGGGCTGGCCGTGCTAAGCTCGCGTCCGGTTATGTGCTCGAGGTGCTGCCTGTGCGTGAGCACGAGCGCGACGGCGTAACCGTGAGCGAACATTTCAAAGGTTATTGGGTCCGTAAGGAGGACTAATGAGGGACGCACTACTTAACGCCTTGGCGCGTGCTGTCAGCATGCACCGGGGCGCGTACACGTTCGATGAGGCAGTCACTACGGCTGCCATCGAGTACGGCCTCGACGAGTTCGAGACTGAAGACCT